GGCGCACGGAGGCGCAGGATTTCTCCACTTTTTACGAGGGATTAAGGGCTAATGGGTTCTAAGAATTCGCGCAAGGATCGCGCGCCTGGTGCCGGCGCCGGCCGCCGGAAACCCGGCCAGGCGCCGACGCTCGTGCGTCAACTGAAGGCGGATCCGAAGAACGCCCGCAAACACGGCGAGCGAAATCTCGAGACGATTTCGGCCTCATTGCGCGAGGTCGGCGCGGCGCGGTCCGTGGTCATCGACGAGCTCGGGGTGGTGCTCGCGGGGAACGCGACCGTCAAAGCCGCGAAGGGTGCCGGCATCACGAAGGTGCGGGTGGTCGACGCGGACGGATCCGAGCTCATTGCGGTCCGCCGGTCGGGCCTTTCGAAGATTGAGAAGGCGCGGCTCGCGCTCGCGGACAACCGCTCGAGCGAATTCGCGGACTGGGATCCGGCGCGGCTCGAGGAGCTCCTGGCGTCCGGCGTCACACTCGACGGGCTCTGGACCGAGGATATCGACTCGCGCGACGGGACCGGCGATACGACGCACGGCACCCAGAAGCCCGTCGAGTGCATGGCGCGGGCGATGCGGAACCATCTCACCAAGGCGGTTTACGACCCGTTTCACGGCTCCGGCACATCGACGATCGCGGCGGAGATGCTGGGCCGGGTCTGCCTGGGGATCGACATCGATCCGGTCTATGTGCAGCAGGCGATCGATCGGTGGGAGGCCTTCACTGGGCTGAAGGCCAGAAAGGTTTCGTAGGGTGGCGCGAGCGCCGCGCCGGCCGCAGCCACCGGAGGGCCTGGACAAGGATGCCGCGCGCCGCTGGCGCGCAGTGGTGCCGGGGCTCATGGCGCGCGGGTCGTTCGACCTGGGCGCGCTCGAGACCTATTGCCAGGTCTGGACGCGGTGGCGCAAGGCGGAGCGCGACCTGGCGAAGACGCCATCGTTGCTCCGGACGCGCAGCGGGCAAGCCAAGCAGAACCCGCTGATTGCGATCGCGCAGAGCGCCGGCCGCGAGGTGCGGGCGCTCGAGGGCCGGCTCGGGATTACGTCGTCCGAGCAGGTGGAGGTGGCGGCGCTGAACGGCGCCGGCGCTGGCTCCGCGGTTCTGACGCGCCGGGACCTGGCGGTGGCGCTCGGGGTCCACATCCAAACGGTGACGAAGTGGGAGCAGGAGGGGCTCCCGGTCGCCGAGCGCGGCCGACGCGGCCGGCCTTCGAAGTATCGGGTGGGCGAGGTCCGCGCCTGGCTCGCGGCGCGCGAATCGAACGCGGCCGGCAAGAACGGGCACGTTGACGTCGCGGCCGAGCGGGCCCGGCGAGAGCGGGCGCAGGCGATCCTGGCCGAGCAGATGTTCCAGGTGCGGAACCGGGATCTGCTCCCGCGGGTGGAGGTGGAGCGGCTCTGGCGCGCGGAAGTGACCGCGGTCCGCACGAAGCTGCTGTCCTGGGCCACACAGCTGGCGGACCGGCTCTGCCGGGCGGCGACCTTGGACGGGCCGGCCGGCGTCGAGGCCGAGCTCGACGTCGCGGTCCGGGACGTGCTGCTCGAGCTCGCGGATCCGGACCGGGCGATCGAGGCGGCGGCCGCGGCGCCGCTGGCGGTGAACGGGGTAGTCGCGGACACGAAAGGGGCAGCCAATGGTCAGTGAGGATGAGGTCGTTGAGTTTCTCACCGCGCGGGGTTATCACGCGGTGGTCGAATGTCTGAAGTTCGAGCGCGAGCTCCGCGCGGGCGCGCTGCCGGTCGGCGCCGAGGCGGACGGATGGAAGCCTGGCGATCCGATTCCGCCGCTCGTGCGGCCAGCCGGAGGTTCCGATGAGTGACCAGCGCGCCGGCGGCATCAGCTGGACCGAGGAAACCTGGAATCCGATCCGCGGCTGCACGCGGGTGTCACCCGGGTGCATGGGCTGTTACGCCGAGCGGCTCGCGGCGACCCGCCTGGCGGGGCCTGGCGGCGCCTATGAGGGCCTGGCGAAGATGACGTCCGCGGGCCCGCGGTGGACCGGCGTCATTCGGACCGTGCCGGATCTGCTCGAGGCGCCGCTCCGCTGGACGCGGCCGCGGCGGGTGTTCGTCAATTCCATGTCCGACCTGTTTCACGCGGGGCTCGACCGGGACTTCCTCGACCGCATCGTGCTCGTGATGGCGCTCGCCGGCCGCCACACGTTCCAGGTGCTCACGAAACGCGGCGATCGAATGGCCGCCTACTTGACCGACCGCGAGCTCCCGGCGCGCCTGGGGGCGCTCTACGCGGGCGGGTTCCCGGAGGGCTCGGTCCGCCGTGGCACCGTCGCCGCGATCGACTGGCCGTCGCCGGATGCGACCCCGACTGTGCGGCTGCCGCTGCCTAACGTCTGGTGGGGCGTGTCCGCGGAGAACCAGGCCACGCTCGACGAGCGGCTCCCGCAGCTGCTGGCCTGCCGGCCGGCGGCCGCGGTGCTCTGGCTGTCGCTCGAGCCGCTCCTGGGGCCGGTGAATCTCTGGCATGCGGCGAGCCGCTACTGTCCGCAATGCCGCGGGATCCGTGAAGCCCAGGACAGCAGCGAGGGCGGGATCTGGGCGCCGTGTCCGTGCGAGCGCCTGGTGGGGATCCGCTGGGTGGTGGTCGGCGGCGAGTCCGGACCGCTCGCGCGGCCGACGCATCCGAACTGGGTTCGCCAGGTTCACAAGAACTGCACAACGTCCGGCGTGCGGTTTCACTTCAAGCAGTGGGGCGAGTGGGATCCGGACGGCGGCGCCGGCGCGCCGGCGTCCGCGGCTGCGGGCTGGCTGTCGCCGGACGGCACGTTCCTCGAGGGCTCGGTGGGGGCCGCTGGGTGCGAAGCGGCGACGTGCGAGAAGCCGCTCCGGCTGATGGTCCGCGCCGGCCGAGCTCGCTCGGGGAGGCGGCTCGACGGGCTCGAGCACCTGGAATATCCCGAGGTGACCAATGGGTAGAGGGGATCGGCTCGAGGTGTGGATTGGCGATTCGTTGCGCTGGTCGTTCATCAGTTCGCACGCGCCGGCGGTCGGAGAGTTCATCAACGTGAAGAAGAAAACCTATCGGGTGGTGGCGCGCACCTGGGCGCTCGACCACGTGGAGAGCAGCCACGACCTGGCGGTAGTTCGCTGCAACATCACGGTGGAACCGTGCGATTGATGTCGTTTGCGCTCACCACCGCGCAGGTCCTGGCGCGCACGAAGACCGTCACGAGGCGGGTCGGGTGGCGGCGCGCTCGGGTCGGTGACATCGTGCAGCCGATCGAAAAAGGCCAAGGGCTGAAGAAGGGCGAGCGGGTCCGGAAGATCGGCGGTCCGATTCAGTTCGTGTCCGTCGACCAGGTGCGGCTCGACGCCATCACCCGAGCGGACGTCGTGCGAGAGGGGTTCCCGGGCATGTCGCCGGCGGAATTCATGGCGATGTTCTGCAAGAGCCACCGCATCAAGGGCCTGCCGTGCCTGCCGGCCGACTACATCACCCGGATCGAGTTCCGTTACCTGGAATGAACCCGACCCCGGCGGCCGTCGCGGACTACTCGCCGCAGGCCTGGCGGCTCCTGGGCGACGTCCGCTCGAGCTACCTGCCGCCGCCGGCGCTGAAGGTCAGCGAGTTCGCGGACCGCGAGATCGTTGTCTCGAGCGGGCCGCTCGCCGGCACGCGCTGGTCGACGGACTTCGCGCCCTATCAGCGCGGCATCATGGACGCGTTTCACGAGCCCGGCGTCGAGACCGTGGTGGTGAAGGGCTCGAGCCAGTGGGGCAAGACCGCGATGGCGGTCAATCTCTGCGCGTATCACATGGCGCACGACCCCTGCGCGATTCTGGTGGTCGAGCCGACCGTCGACCCGATGGCGAAGGACTTCTCACGGAACCGGCTCGAGCCGACGATCGCCGCGAGCCCGCGGCTGTCGGAGGTGGTCAGCAAGAAGCGCCAGAAGGACTCAAGCAATACGACGCTCCACAAACAATTCCGCGGCGGCTCGCTCGACATCGGCGGCGCCAACTCCGCGGCCTCGCTCGCGGCGCGCTCCGTGCGGCTGCTCATCCTGGACGAGGTCGACCGCTATCCGCCCGAGCTCCCAGGGGAAGGCAGCACGCTCGCGGTCGCGCTGAAGCGCACGAACGCGTATCGCCGGCGGAAGCGCATCGCGATGTTTTCCTCACCGACGCTCGAGGGCGCGACGATCGACGCCTGGCATCAGCTGGGCGACCAGCGACGGTTCTATGTGCCCTGTCCGGCGTGCGACCACCCGCACCCCTACGAGTGGCGCAACGTCCGCTGGCAGGATGGCGATCCGAGCACCGCGCGGCTGCACTGTCCGGCGTGCGACCACGCCATCAGCGAGGCCGAGCGGGTGGCGATCCTGGTCCGCGGCGAATGGCGCGCCGAACACGCCGAGCGCGACGACCAGACCATCGTGTCGTTCCATCTCTGGGAAGCGTATTCGCCGCTGAGCTCGCTCGAGGAAATCGTGAAGGGATTCCTACGGGCGCGCAAACTGCAGAAGGCCGGCGACCGGCGCGAGATGCACACCTGGCAAAACACCACGCTGGGCGAGGCGGTCGCGCTCGAGGACGGCGACGGGATCGAAGCGCACGCGCTGCTCGCGCGCCGCGAGAGCTATCCTGAACTGGCCGACTGTCCGCCGGGCGTGCTCGCCCTGGTCGCCGGCGTCGACGTGCAGGACGATCGACTCGAGGCCTACATCTACGGGTTCGGGCGTCACGAGGAGGCCTGGCTCATCGATCGGCACCTGCTCCCGGGTGACACCGATCGCCGGGAACCCTGGGACATGCTGGACGAAATGCTGCAGCACCAATATTCGCTCGCCGGCGTCGAGGAAAAACTCGGCATCACCGCGGCCTGTATCGACTCCGCCGGCCACCGCACGAGCATCGTTTACGACTACGGGCTCCGCCACGCGCACCACCGGGTGTTCGTGACGATCGGCCGCGACGGTCCGAACCGGCCGATTGTGTCGGCACCGTCTAAGACGAAGTTCGGGCTCAATCAGAGGAAAGTCTCGCTCTACACGATCGGGGTCGACTCCGCGAAGGCGCTCCTGATGTCGCGCCTGAAGCTGTCAGAGGCCGGGCCCGGGTTCATTCATTTGCCGATCGCGGACTGGTGCGACCAGGAATTCGCCGAGCAGCTCACCGCCGAGGTGCTGCGGACCCGGTGGAAGAAGGGCATCCCGACGCAGGTCTGGGAAAAGCGCCGGCCGAGGAATGAGGCGCTCGATTGCACCGTGCTCGCGATCGCCGCGCTCCGCCTGGCGAATCCTAACTTCGACTTCCTGGCCGCTCGGCTGACCGCGAAACCGGAACCGCCGGCGCCGACCGTGCCGGCGCGCCGACCGTGGCTCGGCGGCCGCCGGCGCGGGTGGCTCGATCGCAATCGGTAGACATCACCAACATCGCTAAGAACCTGGAGGGTCAAACAATGGCGACGACGACAATTCGAGAAGTCTGGAATTCACTAAGGTCCAAGGTGCTCGCGTGGTGGGGGCGGCGCCGAATCAAAATCGAGGAACCGATCGATCGCGCGCCCGCGGCGCCGCCGGCCGACGCGATCGGCACGGCGCTGGAGGTTCGGTCGCCGGCGCGGGTGCGACGACCACGCCGGCCGCGGGTGGAATCGGCGGCGCCGGACGCCATCGGCTCCCGCTGGCATTTCCGCGAGGACATCCTGGACCGCCTGGACGAGTATTTTGCTTGCATGCGGAGACTCCGCGCGGCCGACCCGGCCGGTTATGCCGTGTTCAGCAAGATCGGCATGTCGCTCCCTGGGCACTGGTGTCTGGACCGGCGCGAAGTGAAAGCCGAGAGTTTGGTCACGTGGGCCGGGGTCGCGCTGCCGCGCGGCGACGACGCGACCACCGACATCTCTCCGTCGTTTATCTACTGTCAGAAGGTCAGCCACACCTGGACCGTCGAGCCGTTCGACGGCGCGGTGTATCGCGTCACGCTGGTGTATGACGAACGTCGGGCTCGAGAACGGTGGGCTGGCCGGGTGGCCGCGGTCGACGGATTCACGGTTGGCGTCAACGTGACCGGCGGCAGGCCGCATCTGCTGCGCGAGCTCCACACGCACGTTGAGCGGTTTCATGTGGGCCACGGTCGGCATCGTCACCAGGTGTCGTTCTCCCGCCGCGAGTGGTGCATTCCAAAGTGGATCGATGCGGTCGCCGCTGAGCACGAGATGTCCGTAGAAGATTGGACCGCGAGCATCGCCGCGCTCGTGCTCACGACGCACGCGAGCGCCGGCGCGCAGATGGTGGTGCGGGCCTCTCGGGGCAGCATGACCGCATCGTTCGGCATCGCGATTGCCCGCTGTAAGTATTTCTTCGCGGACCGCGGGCTCGAGCTCGCGAGCGATGGGCGGCGGAAGCGAATCTTCCACTACGTGACTCCGCACGACCGCCAATTGCCAGGCGGACGGACGGTGGCGGTCCGCGAGCACTACCGCGGCACCCGTCGATTCGAGTGGAAAGGATCGGAGGTGCTCATCGTGCTTCCGGAGAATCGCGACATCCTGAAATTCGATCGGCCTGGGCAGGAGGTCGACGACGTGACCGCGCCGGCGCCGGTGGAAATGCTCACTGAGAGCCAGGCCGCGGATCGGTTCGTTGAGGCGGTGTCAGTCTAATGGCCGCCCGCGCCTGCGATGATTATCCGCCGCCGAATCGCTACGAGCCGCGCCAGTCGTTTTTCTGCTGGCTGTTCGGATGCGTGCCGGTCCTGAAGAGCGCCTGCCATCGGCGCCAGCTGGCCTGCTCGCGCTGTCATTCCGCGCTCGGTGACGAGTGGGTGTCGGCGGACGCACGTCCGTGCCACCCGCGTCCGCCGGACGAATCTCAGAACCCAGGATCCGGCGCGCGAGGGGCCTGGCGATGATTCGGCGGCCGCGGCCGGCCGTCGACCTGCAGCCGTGGAAGCGCGGCCTCTCGCGCGAGCTCAGTAACTCACTGGTGCTCGACGTCAGTGCATCGTTCGCGGTGCGGGTGAAGAGTGGCTATCAGGACGATCCGCCGCTCGTGATGATCGAAATCTTCGGCCGCCGGTATGCGGCGCGGCCGGGCGCACTCTGGCATGGCGGCGACGTTTACGAAATCGTGAAAGACCGGACCGCGCGCTCCGCGGTGCTGACCATCGCGGGGTCGCATCCGCACGAGGTCTATCGGTTGAGCAATGGCGGCTGGCCGCTCCGGGGGCCGGCGCTCGGGTCCGTCGACGCCGGTGACGTGAGGTATGTGTTTCCCTGGAGCCCACCGTGCCCTGGCTGAAGCTCGAGGGCGTGCTCGGGTGGGTGCACGTGAAGATGCCGCGGCCGCGCCGCCGGCCGTGTCACTGGTGCCGCGCGCTCACCGATCGGTTGTGCGACGGGCCTGGGCCGGAATTCACCCCGGCGATGTTCGACGAGCTCGCGCCGCCGGCCGAGCTCGAGGCGCGCAGCTGCTCGCGGCCGGTCTGCCGGCGCTGTTCGATTCAGGTGCCGCCCGACGCGGACTATTGCGCGCGGGATCCGCGCTGCCGGGCCGCGGCGCTCGCCGCCGGCGCCGCGCTCCGCGCGAATCCGATCCGCTGATACACTCCGCGCCGTGCCCCGGCGTGGACGACCGCTCATTCATCCCGGCTCGCTCGCTGACCGGATCCGGACCGCGTGTCCGCAAGGGACCGGCGCCACGCTGGGGCAGATTCAATCGGTCGCGCTCGCGCGGCCGGAGGACGTGAAGCTCGAGGTGAACCGGCTCCGCGACGTGGGCTGGATTCGCACCTGGGGCCGCCGGCGCGCGATGCGCTACTTCTGGCAGCCATGACCATCACCTGTAAGTATTCTTGCGAGCTCTGCGGCCTCGAGCGCCGCGCGGTGGAGGTGCCGGCGCGCACCACCGAGGACGTCCGGGTGTGGATGGAATCGATCTGCATCCCGGCGCTGGTCCGCGACCACGAAGCGCAGAGTCCGGGCTGCCGGCCGCGCGAATTGAAGGAGCTCCTGATTCCGATCGGCGGCGCCGACATCATCGGCGGGCCGGCGGTGAATTGACCGCGAGGGCCTGGTTGCCGATAATGTTCGCCGATGGCCTGGACCCAAGCCGACATCGACGCGCTCGAGGCGGCAATCATTGAACGTAAGGGCGTGCGGGCGCTCACGCTGTCCGACCAGACCTACCAGTTCGAATCGAGCAAGGAGATGCTCGAGCTCCTGTCCGTCATCAAGGCCTCCGTGAACGGGGGCTCGCGGACCCGCTACGCTGCCACACGCAAAGGTGTTTAAGAGCGCTTAGGGCGCCGGAGAGAATCAGGTGGACGGACCCGCGCTCGAGCTCCGCGCCAGCATCATCATCCCGACCTACAACCACGCAGCGTTCCTGCCGACCGCCATCGAGAGCGCGCTCGCGCAGACGGTGCCCTGCGAGGTGATCGTCGTCGACGACGGATCCGAGGACGCCGGCGCGACCGCGCGGCTGCTCAGCAGCTACTGCTCGGGCCGCGCTCGGTGTGCCGATCGATTCCGCTGGGTGCAACAGAAACACGCCGGTCCGAGTGTCGCGCGGAATACCGGGATCGAGCTCGCCCGGGCGCCGTTCGTGATGTTCCTGGATGCCGACGACATCATTGCCCCCGACAAAGTAGCGCGCCAACTCGCCGAGCTCGAGCGATCGCCGGAGGCCGGCTGGGCGCTCTGCGATGTGAAGATCGAGGACGAGGCGAAGCGCACAAGCCGGCTCGCATCGGAGGCCTACGGTTACGCGGACCGCGCGCTGTCGGGCTGGATTGACGGGCAGCTGGCGGAGGGGAATTTCATTCCCATCATGTCGCCGCTCGTGCGGCGCGCGGTCCTGAGCGATCTGATTCGGTTCCAGGACCATCGCGTGCCGGAGGACTGGCACTTCTGGCGCGACGTCGCCGGGGTGGCGCGGGTGCGCTACGTGCCGGAGGTGCTCGCGACCTATCAGCACCGGCGCACCGGCCGCAGCCGGCTGCCCAAGGTCGCCCGCGCGGTGTCGCCGAACATCGAGCAGCCGCTCCGCCTGAATCTCGGGTGCGGCACGAAGGGCACTCGCTCCTGGCATCCGATGCCGGGGTTCGTGAACCTGGACAAGAGTCTGGGCTGGCGGTTCGAAGATGGCCTGGGTGACTTCGCGGACCGCTCCGTCGCCGGCATCACGATTTCGCACACGCTGATGTATGTCGCCGAGGCGGACTGGCCGCGGGTCTTTCGGGAGTTCGCGCGGGTGCTCGCCGATGACGGGGTGGTCCGGATTACCGAGGACAGCACCATCGATCGCGCGAGCTCGCGGCTCGGCGGGTGGAAGGGCTCCGAGCCCGCGGTGACGTTGACGTCGCCCGAGCTCGTGCTCGCGGAGCTCGAGCGCGCCGGCTTGCAGGCGCATCGGGTGGCGGTGGACACGACGCGTTACGTCGACCGCTCGCTCATGCAGGCGCAGCATGGGCCCGAGCCGCATGTGTTTTTCTGCGAGGGCGTGCGGGTGCCGGCGGTGCTGTTCGCGCCCCACAACGACGACGAGACGCTGTTCGCGGCCTTCACGCTGCTCCGGTTCCGGCCGCAGGTGGTGGTCTGCTTCGAGAGCTCCGGCGACTACGGGGATCCGCTCGTGCGGGAAGCCGAAACCCGCGAAGCGATGACCGTGCTCGGCGCGGGCCCGGTGACGCAGTGGCGCTGCGGCGCCGAGGCCGGCCGCGATGATGCCAAGGTGGCCGACCTGCTCCATCAGATGCGCGAGGTCCGGCGGACCGTGAACCCGCGCACCGTCTGGGCGCCGCACCCGCGGAGCTCGCACAAGGACCACGTGCTCGTGGCGAAGGCCGCGGCCGAGGTGTTCGGCGATCGGGTTCGCACGTATCACACCTATGAGCTCGACCCGGCCGGCCTGCCGACGAAGGTTCGCGCCGGCGTGCTGGCGCCGCTCGAGCTCGGCTGGGCCTCGCACAAGATCCGCGCGCTCGCGCGCTACCAGAGCCAGTTGAA